GTAACGTGATACTTATCTGAAGAACAAAGTTCTTCGTACAAATGGGAAATCGTGGTTACAACGCCATTAGTTTGTGGGTACCAAGCATCCGTCACAAACACAATATTGCGCATCAATCATTCCTCATGTATATTAGAGTACCTTATGTCCAAAGCCTGTATTAAAAGCTCAAAATAGAGAAAAGGAGCGAAAAATTGCTTTTTCTTAGCATTATTGTTGCCATCGTTGCCCCTTGGATAGGAGTTATGTACTGGCTAATTTTCCGGTGCCCCGAGATGCCCTCGCCACAGACGAGGCCCCTGCCCGTGATGCCCTACGAGGAGCCTCTACAAAAGCCTCTTTTAACGCAGGCTTTTCTTTACCTTCGTGACAAGCGCAGTCGCATTCGGTAGTACCACTCTCCCACCTAAACCACACGGCGCACTTGTCGTGCACGGAGTCAATACACCAGCCAAAAAGACTGCTCAATTGTATTCTTTCTTAATCCAAAACCCATCGCGGTAAGAATTAAAAAACTTTGCCGTGAGCTTCTTATAGTCCCTGTGGGTGTAGTCCTCTTTGAGTTCTGACCTTCTCTTCACGGTGTGGGTGTAGTTCTCACGCTTAAAGGGAATAGCTTGAACTATGGGGGTTCCTGCGGGAATAATTCCAGTCCACGTTGGGTCATTTATTTTAAAGGGGAACTGAACTGGATTGGTGTACCTATCGGTATCTACAACACCCTCGAGAGAATAAAATAACGATTCTCGATGGAACGGTGTGACAAAAAGAGTTGAGTAGCCCTTGGGTGTACGAATAGACCAAGGATTAAACCATTTAGGTGCAGAGATTGCGTTTTCTCCCCCAATAGTTGGATGCTTTCTAAACTGTTCTACGGGATGCGAGTTAATCATTGGCTCATCGCTGGGCCACGTATACACAACTTGCCCATCAATAATGGCCACGTCTACATCAGCAGAGCTAAAAAGAATATACCCCGAGGTTAAGGCATCAAAAACGGGTACGCACCGCTTAATGGTGGCATTAGTTCCTCTACCTCCCCCACGGGAAACATCTTTTTTTGGTTCTGTATAGGAGGGAGTAGACCTGTACCAATCAGGAAGAACAAATTTAGCTGGCCTAGGCCAGTACTCCTCTGGGATGGAACTAGTTGTGTCGACAAATTCTACTTTTATTGCCATATCTAGAGATTAGCACGGAGGGGGGAAAAAATCGAGCTCAGTTGACATACTTTGGTTTAGTTAGTATCCTTGGGCTATGGAAACAGTAATAGATAAATACAAAGTTGCTGAAGCACTCAGAAAATCCAGCACTCTGTGGCTGAAGAAGTATGAGGTGGCTACTAGCCGTAGCTCAAAGTTTGTAGAACGCCCTGTTGTAAACATGGACTCCCCTAGACGAGTTACTGACTTTAGGCCTGGGGCTGTTCAAATCGAGGGAACATGGCTAGAGTTCAAGGACTCGGACAAGTTTGAACTGGATGGTGAGGGACGCCTCAAGATTTCTATCATGGGTCCAGACGGATATCACTGGGTACGCTACACCTATAAATTTAACTAGTTGGTCTTGTCTAACTCTAGTGTGTGTTATTATATAGCAGTAGGTCTTATGACCTCCTTTCGTTGTGGTTAACGATTAGTAGAGCCCCCCTTGCGTATCTCGCGAGGGGGGTTCTCGTTATGGTACGATTTGTCTATGACTAGCGGCGATAAAGGCGTAGAGCTACTTATTAAAAATGAAATGGTGGATGCTGGAATTGTTATGGAAGATGGCCAAACACTAAGTTACTTTCTAGGAGAGCGGGAGTACTTGGTCTCAGTCATTGCTATGGACATTACAGATTGGAAGGAAGAGCGGTAGTGGAGGGGGAAGACGAGGCTGTTAACCACCCAAACCACTACTACCATCCCAGTGGTATTGAGGCGATACAGATTACTCGGCACGAGAGCTTTCTGCGGGGGAACGTTTTAAAGTATGTTTTACGGGCTCCCTATAAAGGCAGTGAGTTAGAAGACTTAAAAAAAGCTGCGGTTTATCTTAATTGGGAAATCGAAAGGCTCGAGGGGGAGCAAAAAAATGCTTTATGAGTGGATGCCCGATGAAGATTTTCGAAACTATGGAGATGCTCTAGGAGAGATTGTCGTCGAGGCTCTCACTGAGGGACTTAAATCTGATGGGGAAAGTCCTTTTGATAACCCTGAAGTCTTGTACTTTCCTATTGGGAGCGTTGTAGACGACTCAGTTATTAGCGGTGCACTGAGCTTGGGGCTTGTACCTATTTTTATTGGTTGTGGGTGGCGTGGAAATGAATTGACCCCTGAACTAGCTAAGCAAGCTATGTATATCGGCTGTAGGGGGCCAGAAACTCAGGAAGCTCTTGAGAGGGCTGGGATTCTTGGGGTTCCTATTCATGGAGACACTGCTTACATTGCTTTTGACTATCTTAAACTTATGCCAGAAAAGTCGGGGGAGACCCTCCTTATCCCGCACATTCAGTCTGATAACTACAACCTAGAAGAAAGTGGCGCTGACTATCTTCTTTCTCCAAAGGTAAAAGTTAGAGAAGACATTATTGAAGTTGCTAGTCGCATAGGTGGGGCTGAGTTTGTTCTTGGTGGCGCTATGCACGCTTGTATTACTGCCCACGCATTTGGTGTTCCTTTTGCTCCATATACTCCAGATGGAATTGAAAGTGTTGATGTTCCCGAGAAGTGGTACGACTGGCTTTTGTCTATTGGTGTTGCCAGAAAAGATGTGAAATTTGTTTCTTCTGTGGAAGAAGGAAAAGAGTGGCATAAAAAAGTTTTCTTCGCTACTTGACAGACATAACTTTTTTTAGTACTCTCGAGGGATGACCACACGAAAAGAAGCAAAACAATTAGCAGCAAAAGCAATTGCTCAAGGGTGGGTTGTCGACTACTCTAAAGGTGGGCACCTGCGTTTCAGAGCACCTAATGGACAAGTAATGTTCTTTAGTTCTACGCCATCGGAGCCTCGGGCTCTTAAAAACCAAACTTCTGTGATGGTAAAGAACGGCTTTGTCAAGTAACCGTACAGGTTGTCAGTATAGGTACCTTAGTAGGGTAAACTGTAAAGACTGTTTATAACTAAAAATCGAACCACGGCAAAGAGCGCGGAAGCAACCGGCTACCACTTCGGGCACCTAGTGTCAGAGGCAAATGTTCTTTGGACGACTCGAGAGGCAATAAAATGCATTCAAGAAGTACAACAGAAACAAAAGCACAAAAATCTAAAATCGAAATAAATACCCTACCTCAGAACCACCCTCGCAGAGTCGAGTACAAGAAGTTAGCTAGTAAGTCTGGGATACGTCGGATTATTAGAGACTTCAGGAATGGCACCCACACCTATTCAGTGGCCCTACTTTCGGGCTTAGTTGCGATTACGCCTCTGGTGGTTGTCCCTCCACTCCTAGACAATCGGGCTCCTGTGGTCGTAGGGGCTTTGTCAGAGGCCACTCCAATGGGCGACCTGCTCACTGGTATGGGCGGTCCAGAGATGCCCCCAATGCGTAGCGTTGAACCACTTGAACTGTTGGCGGATGAGTTTGAGGGAGCTTCCGATATATACGACGTTTTTAGCCCGCAGAATCAGACATCTTTTGTGACCGTTACTAGGATTGTTAATCACCTTAAAGTCGCTAATACTGTGATGCCAACCACATCGGCAGAAGTAAGTAGCGACTATGGGTGGAGAACTCCTCCTTGTCGTGGTTGCAGTGCTGACCACCAAGGTATTGACTTTGTCCCTGGGTTTGGGAAGCCTATTTTTGCTGTGGCCGATGGGATGGTCATTGACATGGGGAACAACGGAGGCTACGGAAATTTCGTGAGGCTGAAGCACCTCATTGGTAATTCTGAGGGTGTCATCGAAGAGTGGGAGACACTCTACGCACACATGAAAGACGACTCCTTCCCCGAGGGAATGATGATTGGAAGTGTCGTCAAGAGTGGCGACACTATTGGAGCTGTGGGTAATACCGGAATGTCAACTGGACCCCACCTCCACTTCGAGCTGTTCATCAACGGAGAGAACGTAGACCCGTTACCCCTACTTGGAACCTACCAAGTCATCATCGTAAGTGAAGAAGAATATGATGACTACATGTTTGTAGGAGAAACCTTTAAAAGGGTGGAGACCGTGGTTACCTACGAGTAGTACATACTAAAAATTTTTAGTGTATTATTATCTCTAGGTGGATAGTGGTTAATCCGTAAATAAATCCCCCCGTAGTCAATCTGATTGCGGGGGGTATTTACGTTATATAGAGACTTATATATAAACCAAAAACGCCCCCCTGCCAATATATTCAGGAGAGCGCTTTGGTAGATGTTGGACCACCACCTTAGTTAATCCAGTAATAAACCATTTCTTTATGATTTCGATTGAACATTTGAATCATTCAACTCCTTACTGACCTGGTGGTCATAGGTATGTACTTGTATACCTATTTTATCTGAAGAGCAAATGTTCTAGATTATGTGGTGTGGACAGTTTTAATCACAGTAAATTTCTGGTGGATAGCGGTCAACAACTGGACCAATCTTCTTTCCGACAGAAAAAATGTTGTCTCCAATGTGAGTTAGCGGGTGACCAATTTTTTGGAGAAATTCTACATCCAAAATAGACTGCTCGGTAAAGTTGTCTTCTGTCCAGATAGACCCACTAAATCCGCTGGCCTTCATTAACTGAGAGAGTGAGTGAATACTGTATTCATAGTTGTGACGGTCAGTTGTGCCGTTTTTTCGATACTGCATGTAGAAATAAGGCTCGTATCCGAGAAAAGCTCGAGCGAGTCCCCGAGCGCTAACAATATTTGGAGTCGTGAGAAGAAGAACTCCTCCGGGCTTTAAGACGCGATTAATCTCCGCCATCATAAACATCGGGTCCTGCTCCATGTGCTCGATGACTTCTCCGCATACAACAAAGTCAAAAGTCTCGTCTTCGACGGGCAGAGGGGTTGTTTCAATGTTTAGGCGATAAACGGGCACCTTGCGGGACCGCTCCCCCGAGGAAACGGTCATAGAGCCCTTAGGAGCCTTGGTGAGGTCGTAGTCGGTGACATGGACTTGGAGGTCTGGGACAAGCTCTTGTAGGACTAGAGGGTAGACTCCGCTGGTTCCTATCTCGAGGAGCTTACCCTCTAAAGGCTTCTGGTCAAGGAGAACACTAAGGGTCCTACCATAACGCTTTAAATGCTTTTTGTGGTAGTGACTGGTTGAGGGGGCTATTTTTTCAACAAGTTCTTGTACGTTCTTGTACGCCGTATTTTTTATTTGTTCCACGGTGAAAGTCTACTAGACTTTATTTGATTTAAAAGTGGCGTATGTCAAAATTTCTTTAGCGACATTTACTCCACAGTATTCCTCAAAACCTTTAAATCCAGGGGCAGAGTTTGCTTCACAGACTTTGTAGCCGTTTTCATCGATTAAAAGGTCAACACCAGCAATGTCAAGATTCAAAACCTTAGCTGTCTCTGTAGCAATAAAAGAAACTTGGTCGTCAAGAGGGTAGATTTCACCAGTACCTCCTCGAGAAATATTTGCTCTAAAGTCGCCATTAGCCCCAGTTCGTTTCATGGCACCCAGAACTTTTCCACCGACAACCAAGACGCGGACGTCAACTCCAGGGGAGAAGTCGACGTACTCTTGAATAAGAATGTTTAGTGGGGAGTTGAGGCTACTCACAAACTCCATAAGTTCTTCAAGAGCAGACTTGTCGCGGACAAGGTGAATACCTTTTCCGTAGCTACCACTGAGAACTTTAATAACGCAAGGGAACCCAATCTCTCTTCCAACAAAAGTAGCGTCTACGGGAAAACGAACCAACATAGTCTGCGGGACTGGAATGTTGTGTTGCCTCAGAATTTGAGTTGAATACATTTTATCCATGGATGCTTCTATAGAGTCCGCGTTGTTGAGAACGGGGACGTGCAAACGCTCTAGGTGTCGAAGCACACTTCTTGCGTAGGAGTCTGTACCACTACCAGTCCTAGGTACTACGACGTCAGGGAGAGATACAGTTCCTGCCTTAAATCTAATACTTCGACGGTCATCTCGAGTGACCACCAAATCAAAATCTTTAGGAGCAACGACTTTAAAGGGGACATCAGCCAACTTAGCTTCCTCAACGAAGCGCTTTGCCTCGTGGTCGAGCTTGTAGTCCTTGCGTAGATACCAAATCATATTTTTCTCCTCGGGCCCCCTGTCAGATTCGAACTGACGACTTCCACTTTACAAGAGTGGCACTCTGGCCAACTGAGTTAAGGGGGCGTACTCTAACTTTGGTCGTGCATACAGAATACGCTTGTTGATAAGAAAAATCAAGCAAAACTCTTTATACTAAGTGTATGAGCCTTCCGTATTATGACGTCGTAATAGCCACCCCTGGCAGTAGTGCAAAAATGGAGTACATAAAGTCTTTAGTGGAAACTACCACTTGGCTTAATGAACAAGGACTGTCGTATAAATTTATTAGCAAATACAGCTCCTTTGTGCCAAGCGCCAGAGAAAAGACAGCAACAGACTCTGATGAGCATAACTGGGACACTAACGAAATTGCAGGAGGCGCTTTTACATACGGGAAGTTGATGTGGATTGATAGCGACATCGTCTGGGATGTTCAGACTTTCGAACGTATGCTTAATCATAAGTTAGATGTTATTGGGGCAATGGTTCCTGTCAACAACTTTGGAATGATTACAGCTATGCGCTTGGATGAGAATATGATTCCGAGGACTCTCTCGTGGAAAGATTTAATCTTTGACGAGGACCCTGTCGAAGTGGACGGTATTGGATTTGGAATGTTAGCCGTTCGATATGGCGTATTTGAAAAAGTTCCTCGTCCTTGGTTTCTAATACGAAAAGCCCGTCTAGAGGGAGTTCATTTCTCCGTTAACTATGGCGAGGACTACTCTGCTTCTCTGAACATAAAGGACGCTGGATTTAAAATTTGGCTGGACCCGCTGGCTAAGGTTCAACACGTTAAAGAGTATTTATTGTCACTCTAGGTTTCATCTGTAAAACTAAAAGTCTTTAAATTCTTCCGCCACGGCGTTCACGCTCGCGCCTCTCTTTGTAGCACTCGGGGCAGTAGCTTCCTTTGAACCTAGTACGGTGTCTATAGCAAGGATAACCTAACTTAGAACGCATTGCTCTGCTCTTCTTTCTTAGATGTCATTTTTTCTTTATATTCCGTAGCTAGGTTTTGTACGGTCTGGTTCTTGTAGTGTACCGTCTTTACTCTGTCAAGTGTGAAGCTTCTCCATTGCTCACAGTTCTTGGGGCCACCCCAGACGTCAATCCACTCAGCGCCTTGGGGGGTCTTGACGTACTTGATAAATCTAAATCTTCCACGTTCTCCGCTAATCTTTAACTCTGTTCCGAGAGTAACATTTCTTCCGTTTATCTGAATGCTGTCTAGTTTTTCCCACTCAGCACTGAGGTCGGGAGTGATTTTTTTGGTTTTTCTTCTTGGCAACTCTAATTCCTTTTTCTTGAAATTTAGATATAAGATAAAATTATACTATGAGAAAACCCCTCCCTGTAGTAATTTGGGAGGACTATCAAGCTTGGGAACAGTATAGCCACACTCAATGGAGGTGGTCGTTTAATAAGCTTGAAGTTGCTTTGCGTCAAGGACTTAATGCTGGGCCTGCAGGAGTTCCCCCGTCACACGAAGGTCTTTTCATTTCGCGTCCAATATACAATCTGTATGGGATGGGGATTGGAGCGACACAGTTCACATACGAGACGAGTATGTATGAAGAGATGGTGGCACACAATTTTGTACCACCTGGTTATTTTTGGTGCGAGTGGCTTTCGGGAGACCACCTATCAATTGACTATCAAAGATACGACAATGGAACATGGGAAATATCTTCTGTCTGGCAGGGAAGACACTACTCTGATACCAATCTAACTAAGTTTAAATCTTGGACCAGACTTTCTAATAGAGGGGCCCCGTCTCCTTATGAACTGCCTTTGGAGCTTGAGTGGTTGGCAGAATCGGAAGTTAATTTTTTTAATGTGGAACTAAAAGGCGAGCATATTGTAGAAATACATTTAAGACCGGGAGACTTAATGTTTAAAGACTTACCTGTTGGTACTGCTCTATATCCGGTGTGGGAGAACGAAAGCGAGTTCCCAATGGGAGAGCTCATTCCTGACACAGACCCCAAAATGTCTGAGCACAGAGCAAACGGGTACTTAAACGAGATACGAGATGGATTTATTGTTGTGCGTAACGAGCATCAATAGCCGAGAAGTGTTTTATGTCAATGAGTTTTTTGCAGGCAACCAGTTGTCGTAGTCACTGGGATAGTCAAAGTCTTCTGTCAAATCATTGATAACGATATGGTGGCCAGCCTCAAATATGGCTTTATCAGCTTCATTGGTTTTATTGTGGTTTCCAGTTACTAGTTTTCGGAAGAGAGCCCAACCACCAGCGTCGACGTCCACTAGAGAGAGCCTTTTAATGGCATCACGAACTACTCTACGATTGTGCGGAGGAACAAAAAAGGCATAAATTTCTCGCCAGTTTTTTCCAGTAATTTCCGAGCCACTAGGTCTACAGAAAAAAGTCCAGTCCCCAGAGTGGGTCATTATTGTCTCGACTGCCTCGTCGGTGAAGTAGACGTCCCCGAAGACAAGCACAACGTTTTGGTCCCCCCACAGCAACATTGAGGAAAGAAATTTATCTATTTCTGTTTTTAGGTTGGCTCGTGGCGTATAGTGTGTCGCATAGTCATTAAAATATCGTTCGTCTTCTGGTCCAACAACAGTAACTTCTTCGGTCACATACTTTGAAAACTGTCGAGCAGTTCTTTGGACTAGTCTTTCGCCATCAATATCAATAAGATGCTTGGGGACGCCAAGGTGGTTTGCCCAGCGCTCTCCTGAGCCAGCGGCAAGAATAAGTACCCTAGTGCCAATGTGCATACACTAATAATACTTTACTTTTGTAGAGGTTATTAAGTGCTTAAAGTTCTATTATACTTCCGACATATTCGTGACTGTAAGACCAGCGTTGATGATTCATTCCCCATCGAAGCTTATGAGCATTATTGACTCCATCGCGTCGCTTCATATGATTCTTAGATGTGGCCCTCCAAACAGAAGAATTATCACGGTACTCCCCCAAACGAGGGTGGGAAGTTTTAGAAAAGTAGCGCTTACCCTGTTCGAGGTAGTGCTGGGCAACAACCTCAGAAATACGGGGTCCAAACCCAAAACCCTGAAAGTCAGGGTGAACAACCAAACGGTGCTCCCGCCAAGCATTCTTTACCGTTCCAGACGGGTACGTCATTGCCGAAGCAAAGCCGACTAAGCGTCCTTCCCATACTGCCACGTAGCTGTGTGAGGCTTTATTGATTTGTTCGGAGAGATAGTGGTGCGGAGCGAAGTAGCTCCAAATGCTGTTGTGGGCAGGATATACGTCGATAACCAGTTCTGGTCGATGAAGCCACCTCCCGTTAGTCCACTGACCTTTGTCGGTGTCGATAATCCAGTCGGGGTCCAAAAACTCAAGGATGTCCCTGTGGACTGTAGCAAGAACTACACCCTTAACGTTATTTCTTCGGATGTACTTAGACATGGAAGTGGAGGCTGCCTTGGCCACATTACGGTCAATCACGGAAGTAAACTCATCAATAACAGCGCCATCCCTGAGCGAACGAGATAAATCTGCCCTAAACCTTTCGCCGTTAGAGAGAACGCTATATGGCTTAACCCAAGTAGGAACACTCATCAAACCGGATGCAGAAAACTTTTCATTTGCCTCCACCGCACTAGAAAAATGCGAGGCAATGGACTTATTGGGTTGCCATACAATCTCTTCGGAAGAGCCAAACTCTTTTAAAAGAGTTGACTTGCCTGTGCCAGATGCACCAACAACAACTCCAAGCTGAAAGTCTTGAGGAAGGTCTTCAGGAAGAAGGTACGGGTAGAAGGTTCCTAAACCCTCGGAGGAGTAGTCAAAAGGCAGAATTAGACTACTGGTGATTTCGTCCATCTCGACAAAAGACTTAAGGGGGGTCGTAGAACGCTGTAAAGGTTGTGGACCATCAATACTCATAGGCTTAGACTCTCCTTAACAACTGGGGCAGAAAGTTCCGACACAAAAACACTCCATGTATCTCTACGAACAACCCACTCATTGGTTGGGTCTATGTCTCCTTTTTTCCAAAATTTCGCTTTTTTGTCGAAGTCTTGCTTGGTAATTGAGCCGAGAATAAAACCTCGAGTAAACCTATTAATGTCTGAGGAATTACTGTCGGTCGACAACAAAGAAGTAAACAGGTAGTAGTCCACGTTTTGAAAATCTTTGACGTAGTCGTAAACAGAGCATTCGTACTTTGGTAGAGGGTGCACCGTGCGCTCTTTAGTTTTAAACTCCATTTTTTTGTTCCCCTCAGGGATGTGGACCATTACGTCGAACTCTGTAGTGAAAAAAGGTGTGTAGGGGGTACCTAAGTTTTTTAGGTATTCTTCACCAATAAGCTCCCCGAGACAGCCAGTTTGTTTAGCCCCGAGGCGGTTGCCTTGCTTAACCGTTTCAAACATGTCAGGCATCGCTCGAGCCCGCCTGTCTGCCTCCTCTAGTAAGTGAAGGATAGGGACTTCTAAAATTCTGTCTTGTGTGGTCAAGTTAGAAACCGTCGTGCCCGTCATACTCTAGGTTTCGCTGATAAGCCTCTGGGCTAAGGTCTACGTCTATGGGCTCAATAATTTGCTTAGCCTTGGTGAAGAAAATAACGTCCGAGCCCTTATTACTCTCGAGGGCCCACTGGATGTTCATGTCAAAGACTGTCTTAATACGTTCCCGCTCTGCGGACACTCCAGCTTCAAAGCCGACTTCGTAGTCATGCTCTGCGTCATTTTCTCCGTCGCTATAGCCATCGGAGTAAGCTTCGTCAAGCGTCTTGCCAATAGCTTTTTTGAGTCGCTTGTAGGCGTCCTTGTTTCCGTAGTGCTGAAATTGATAACTCATAGCAATAGATTAGCAGTTTTAGGGGGAAAAGCAAAGAGCCCCCTTGGTAGGGGGCCCTTTTTATTTAGTTATTACTTCTTACCGCAAGTGCACTTATCTCCGCACATTAGCTAGCCTTAGCGTTGACCTCATACGAGGTGTTTGTTGACTCGAAGAAGTTCACCAACTGCAGAGTGTCATTAGCGGTTGCCATCCACTTTGCGGGGTTGGTGACGTTGTAGTAAGGCTCAAAGCCAAGCTCCTCAAAGCGACGGTCAGCGAGATATTTGACATACTGGCTGACGTACTCGGCGTTAAGACCAAGAATGCCCTTCGGGAACTGAGCCTTGTTGTACTCGACTTCCATGTCAACAGCATCAAGAATCATCTGACGAACTTCGTCGACGAACTCGGGTGTTGCAATCTCTGGGTTTTCTTCGAGGACAGTGAGGATGAGGTTGATTCCGAACTTTAGGTGCAGTGACTCGTCACGCACTACCCAATCAATGAGAGAGCCGTAGTTGCGCAGCAGGTTGCGCTGGCGGAAGGACAGAGCAACCATGAAGCCTGAATAAAACCAGATGCCCTCCATGATGATGTTGTACGCAATCAAGTTGCGGACAAAGTCCTGCTTGCCCTCAACGGTGTTGATGTCAAGAGTCTCTTCAGTCATCCGCTTGATGAACTTGGTCTGGAACTCTTCTTTACGAGCAATCTCGGGGGAGTCCACATGCTGAGCGTAAATTGTCTCACGGTCAACGGGGAACGTCTCGAGGACATACTCGAAGCTCATGCAGTGGTTGGCTTCTTCCCACATCTGCTTGGCGAGGTAGAGGTGCGCCTCAGGAGCGTTGATGTAGGGGTACACACCAAAGGCCAGTGCCTTGTTGACAATGAGCTCGCTAGGGTTGAAGAAGGACATAAGGAACTCAAGAGCGTGACGCTCTTCGTCCGTCATCTTTTTGAAGTCAGCGATGTCTTCACCCAACTGGATTTCGTTGGGGAACCAAGTGTTTGCAACAGCTTGGTCGTAGAGGTCCATAGCCCACTGGTAACGCACTGGCTTGAGAAGCAAGCCCTCTTGGATTCCTTTTCCTAGGATTCCCATTATTTTCTCCTTATTTATTAGTTGTTTTAGTTTTTAGCTACTGCGAAACCAAAGCCCTTTTTAGGTGCTCCAGCTGTGTCATTTGTAGGAATCTGCTCGGT